ATCCTAGTGGTAACTTCTACAACTGGTGCAACTACTGTTACAGTAACTAACGGATCATAAGGGAATGGGGGGTTAATACCCCCCTTCTTATATAGGAGTTTATTATGGCAATAGCAAAAGCATTAGGTAGAGCAGCAAAGACAGCTGGTAAGTTTCTTAAAGAAAAAGGGAAACAAGCTGTTAAAGTTTCTAGAGGAGCTGCTTCAAAAGCAAAACCAACATTAGCAAAAGCAAAAGATGTTACTACTAAAGCTGGTACAAGAATTAAATTAGGTGCAAAGAATGCTGCTACTTCTGCAACTAATGCAGCATTAAGAGTATCTGAAAGTAAAGCAGCCCAAAAAACAGTCGCTAAAACAAAAGAAGGAATGGCTAAAGCAAAAGCTAAAATTGCAGCTAAGACACCAGAGAGTGTTAAAAAACAATTTAGAAGTCAAGAAGGTACATTTGGAGAAAAACCAAATTTAAGAACTAGAGCTACTGCGCTAGGTAAAGCTGCTGCTGGAGCAGCCGCATTGCCTGGAAATTTAATTGGAGCTGCTGCTGGACCTACTATTGGAAAAGGGGTAAGGGCAGTTAAGAAAAAATTTGGAAAGAAATATTTAGAAGGCAAAGAAGTTACTGACATGTTAGATGAATTTGCAGATGCTCCTCAAACACAGAACTTTATTAGAGGTGTAGCAGATATAGAAAAGTATGGAGAAATTGGTGGAAGAATATCACAAGGTGCTGCCATACTTGGTGCTGGTGCATTAACAGCTTCTATCATGACATCTAACAATAATCCTAAATCTGATTATGAGATGAAAAGATCAGGTGATGGTTTCCAATTAAAGTTTAATGATGAAGGTAAGAATAAAATCTTAACTGGTAAATCATTAAGCCAGAAACAAGTAGATGAAGTAAGATCTATTATTGCTTACATGGAATCTATTATTGTATCTGACAATCCAAAAGCTAGACAAAAAGAATTTATTGCCGCTATGGATAAATTATCTGGATATGGAGTTAATAGTGTTGTTGGTAAGAATCTAATGATTAACATGCCACAATCCTTTGCTAACCCTAGAAACTGGTAATGGCTGAGAAGTGGATTCAAAAAGCAATTAAGAAAAAAGGTGCTTTAAGAGCCACTGCTAAACGTATGGGCTTACTCAAATCAGGAGAAACCCTATCACAAAAAGACCTATCAACCATGAAAAAGAAGGCTGTCAAAGGTAATAATACATTACTCAAAAGAAGAGTGGCTTTGGCTAAGACCTTAAAGAAAATGAGAAAATAATGGCAACAACCAAAATAGATATTGTTAATAGAGCATTAGTATTAGTAGGAGCAAATAAGATATCATCCTTTAGTGATAATTCTACAGAAGCAACTGTAGCAGATGAGATTTATGAGGAGTTCCTAGAATCTATCTTAACAAGATCTCATTGGGATTTTGCTACTGAGCAACAACAATTATCTTTATTAGCTTCTGCACCGACAGGAAGATATGAGTATGCTTATCAGATGCCTACAAGCCCAGCTGTTATTCATGTTCATACAGTAACTGTTAATGATTTTCCTATTCCTTACGAGAGATATGGTAACAAGATATTTGTTAATGGATATGGATCTAATAACGTTTTAGTTATGGATTATATCTTTAGACCTGATGAAAGTACCTTTCCACCTTATTTTAGACACGCTCTAGTATTTAAACTAGCTTCAGCGTTTGCTGGATCTATTGCTAGAGATGCTGCTTTAGTTAATCAGTTTGATACTTTAGCAGAAAGACATTTACTCATTGGTAGAAATACTGAGAGTAAAGAAACAACAAGTAATAGACTTAATACAGATAAGTTCCTTACAAATCGCTGGAGTACACGAAGTGGTAAGATTGGATCGTAATGCCCAGAAAAGTAAGACAAGTTTATACCAACTTCTCAGCTGGTGAATTAAATCCTCTACTAAATTCTAGAACAGATGCTCAATCATATTTTGAGGGAGCAAAACAATGTCGTAACTGGTTTCTCTTAGATGAAGGTGGTCTAATGCGTAGACCAGCTACTAGCTATCAAGCAACCTTAGTCGGAAAGACTAGACTAATGCCTTTTATCTTTTCTGAAGATGAAGTGGCTATCTTTGCATTATCTAATGGAAGATTAGATGTTTATGGATCAGATGGATCTGTTATTCAATCAAATATTACCTCAGGAGTAAACTGGACTGAAGCTCAGTTATTTGAATTAAACTTTGCTCAGTTTGGAGATACTATATTTTTAACACACAGAGATAATCCTATATTAGAAATAAAAAGAACTAGTGCTACTTCTTTTACAGTTTCAGCTTTTCAATTTGAAATAGATGAAGATATTGTTGTATCAGGAGCATATAAAAGACATACGCCTTTTTACAAGTATGAAGATGCTAGTGTTACTATTACTTTATCTACTGGTGCAACTGGTACTGGTAGAACAATTACAGCATCATCTCCTGTTTGGACCACAAATTATGTAGATCATTATATTAAAGTAGACGGATCACAAATTAAAATTACTGGATATACTTCTAGTACAGTAGTTACTGGAACTATTATAGAAACTGTAGCTGCTGGTGCTGGTCCTCATAATGATTGGGAAGAAGAATTAATATCTTCTCCAAGAGGTTATCCTCAAGCTGTGTCATTCCATGATAATAGATTATGGTTTGGTGGTGTTAAATCTAAGCCTTCAGCTATTGTAGCAAGTGAAATATCGGGTTATAGAAATTTTGATGTAGGGACTGGATTAGATAATGAATCTATTAATGTGGCTATTACTTCTGATAAAGTAAACGAAATAAGACATCTAGTATCTTCTAGAAATTTACAAATCTTTACAGATGCTGGGGAATATTATATTCCTTCTTCAGATACTATTGCTATTACGCCTAGTAATGTATCTTTTGCTAGACAAACACCTTATGGATGTAATAGAGCTAATCCTACACCATTTGACGGAGCTACTTTATTTAGTCAAAAGAATGGTAAAACAGTCAGAGAGTTTATTTTTAGTGATCTAGAACAAGCGTATAAATCAACTTCGGTTTCTGTTTTAGCTTCTCAATTAATTGATAGTCCTAAACAAATTGCTATGCAAACAGGCAACAATGAAAGACCTGAACAGTTTGCTTTTTTCTTAAACAACGGATCTACAGAAGGTGGTAAACTAGCTGTATTCCATAGTATTAGAGATGAAAAGATTGCTGGTTGGACTATGTGGGAAACTAAGACTAATGATAAGTTTTATAGTGTTATAGCTTTAAATGAAGATCTATTTGTAGTAACAGAAAGAGTATTACCTTCTGGCACGGTTTATCTACTCGAAAAATTTAGCGATACAGATAGCGTTACTCTTGATTGTTCTACGCTAACAACTGTGTATCAAAAAGGTACACCACTAGTAAATGGTGCTGGTCAGACAGGAACAACACTAAATGTAGATGGTTTGACTTCTGATCCTCAAGTCAATGAAACATTTACCATAGCTGGAGATAGTACAGAATATACTATTATTGCTGTAACTGATACAGGATCAGGTTCTTATACCTTAGCGTTAGATCAAACTTTAGCTGCTACACCAGCAGATAATGCTGTTATTACGCTAATTAATGGATTTATTCATACAGTAGATGCTGTTTATGAGCCTACTACTGAAGTTAATGCTGTATATGGAAATGGATCTTTAGGTCAATATACTATAGATGCTAATGATAGAATTACCCTAACTAATGCTCCTTTTCCTACAGGAGTTAGAGTAGGATTTAACTTTACTCCTATTGTAGAAACAATGCCTATTGATAAAGAGATTGATACAGGACCATTGACAGGACAGCCAAAGAGAATTAATAAAGTAATTATAGATATGTCTAATGGATTGGATGTTAAAATGAAAACTACTGGAGATAGCTATTACCCTCTTGTTATTCAACAAACTAACTTTACAATTAATAGTGATGTATTACCTACTACTGGTAGAAAAGAATTTAATTTCTTAGGTTATTCTAAATCACCAACAATTAATATATCGCAGAACGATCCTCTGCCACTTAAAATATTAGGATTAGCTATGGAGATAACTTTCGCTTAATGCAATTAGCCGCTTCATCATCAATGCTAACAGCTATTGGAACTGGTATATCAGTAGTTGGTACATTATCTTCTATGAATGCTCAAAGAGCTGCTATAGAAAGAGAAAATCAAAGATTAGAAACAGAAGCCAAAATGGCTGAATTAACAGCTTTACAAGATGAGAATGCTAGAATGGAAAAGTTAAGTCAAACTCTAGCATCTAACTTAGCCTTTGCTTCGATTGCTGGATATTATGATGACTCTAGAAGTTTTCTTAATATACAAGATCAAACAAGAAAGAATGCAGAGAAAGATATAGCTCAAATACGATTAATGGGAGCTGCTGTTCAAAGTAAGATAGGACAGCTTAAATATGAGAATATAATGAAGAAACAAGATTTAACATTTGGTGGTTGGACTTCAATCGCTGGTCAATTAACAACTGGGTATAAAGGATATCTAGAAGAAAAAGCAATAGAAATGGCAGTAGATTAATGGCATTAAAAGTAGGTGAAAAAGAAGTAGGAACAAGTATTGCGTCTTTATCGCAAAGACGAGGAGTAACACCAGCTTATACAGGAGATGCTCTAGCTACTGCTGCTGAGAATATTGGCAGTGTTGTTAATACATTTCAAGCAAGAGCGGCTGAATTATTAGACTTAGAATATAGAACAAAAGCTAATGTAGATGCTACTAACTATTTAACAAACTTATCTAGAGATGAAAATTATAGATATGATCCTGATAAGTTTATGGCGGCTGCTACTGCCTATATGGAAAAATCTATAGAACAAGCTCCTAGTAGATATAAATCATGGACTAAAGGATTAATTAGCCCAATGATTGCTACTAAAGGTGATGCTTTATGGACTAAATGGAATAATAGAAACCAAGCAGAAAAGCAAAAGATATTCCAAGATGGTCATACAGTCATAATGAATGACATTGCTACTGAAATGCAAGATATGAACTTTGCTCAATTAGATGAATTTATTGTTGGACCTGAAGGAAAAGGGGGTATTGCTTTACAGAAATTAGGGGAATCTTATGAACTTTATACTAAGTTATATAATTCTTTAGATGATAACACAAATATGCTTAGACCAGAAGAATGGTTTAGAAATCAGCAAATCTTTATTGAAGAAGCTAGAATGGAATCTGTTGTTACTAGTTTCTTAAAAGATGCTATGGCTGGAGATGCAACAAGTTATTTAAATGATCCCTACAATTTAGGATTTAAAAAAGATGATTTACAATTTGAACAAGCAGCTAAATATGTAAAAACTATTCTAACTCAATATTCAGCTAACCCAGAAAAGCTTGAAGGAATACCAGCATTTGCTTCTTTATTAAAAGATACAACTATTGAAGAAAGAGCACAAATAGTAGAAAACTTACAAAGTAAGATTGCATCTTATCAAAGTGATTCTGATAAAGAATTTAATAACTATAAGGTTAAACAGCAAATTAATGCTGAAAAGTATATAGCTCAAATAGAACAAAGAATAGATGGTTTTGATAGTCAAATGTTATTAGATCAAGACAACAATACCTTAGTTACTGATTTGCAAAAACTCAATGTATCAGAAGAAGATATTAAAAAGATTATTCATAAGAAAAAAGCTAATACTTTGATTTGGCAAGAATCTCAAAGTTATTTAGCTAGCCCAGAAATGTCTAATCTCCATAATCTTTCTACTGTTATTATGAAGGAACTAAAAAGTGATTATAACTATACTTATGAAACTGCTGAAGATGTAAAACAAGCTTTAGTAGATAG